ACCCCTGCAAGTGTGTATACTTTAATTCCACCGTTTGTTATTAAAACTTGATATTCTTCTATTTCACTTCTGTTAATTAAATGGGTTTTAACTGCTGTATCTGTTGCTGTACTTAATTTAGCTATATGTTCTGTTGGTGGTCTTTTACCTAATCCAAATACAACATCAGATAAACCATTTTCTTGAACATTTGCTTGGTTTGGTAATCTAACTGTATCTGGTTGTTGTGATATACCATTTAATAAATTTTGAATTGAAGAACTAACTAATCTAGCCATTGTTAATCTTCTGGTTGAAAGTTATTTCTATCTAATGTTCTTGCAACGTCATAGTTATTAAAGATACTATGATCTCTAGTATCTCCTTCTGCTTCTTTTAAAACAGACAATGCTTGTAATTCATCTACTTGATGAAACTTGTGTAATAAATCAGATGCTAACATTCTATCTTGAAAAATTCTTGAAGCTCTTATTGTTATATATCTTCTTGCTGCTTCTGGTATTTCTGTAAATTCTAAAAACCAAACAATATCTACATAAACTTCAGCATCAGTTATTGTAAAAGTATGATTCTTTCTATCCCAAAGTTTTCTCGACCTTTCAACGTAGTCATCAGCTTGGCTAGTACCAGACGTATCTATTCTTAAACAGTTTGTGGGAAGCTCGACTTGATTAGACGAGTTAGGGACTAATTTGTAATCTTGATCGGAATTGAAGTGCCAACCTACACTTTGTACTTCTCGACTTACGTTGTCGAGTATTGTTACTGCTATTGACACATCAGTTGTTGTAGCAGATGTAATAGTGTTGACGGGAGTTTCGCCGATTGCCGTCATCATTACATTTACGGCTTCTAATTTTGAAGTTGGTGATGTTGTCATATATGTATTAAATTCTGTAGTTGTTGTAGTTGTTCTATGTGTAATTCTTGTATAAGTTGTCGACTTCAGGGGTCAATTTCTCGACCCCTAAAGCCAGTAAAACAAACGTAAATAAATTACGAAGTTTTGATTTCGAACGCAGCGTCAGGTCTTAAGATACCGTGACCCATAGCGTATTTAGCTACAAGTAAAGTACCTTGTCTTCTAACGTCATATTCCATCTCGACAGCTAAATCCATTAGCTTAACTGTTCCAACACAAGATTTGTGCCAAACAGCACCAACAGTATTTGTGTAGTTACCACCCAAAGTACCGTCAGAACCGTCAAGAACTCCAGATGTTACGTTTGTTGAAGGTAAGTTGTTAGTTTTCACAATGTGAATACCTGCAACTTTTAATACTTCACCTTCAGCGTAAGCACCTTTTCCACCCCAATCTCTGTTTATTACATTAGTAGTTTGTACTAATTGGTAATAAGCAGCAGGTGAAACGGCACAATATCTGTCGTTTTCTGGTATGTTTGCTTCGTCCATCTTTTGAGCAGCACTAAAAATAGTTGCTGCAGCAGATGCTCCGTTAGTAACGAAGTCAGCATCAGTTAGAGCTTGCCCTGCAGCTTGAGGTGCAGCAGCAGATGCTCTTGATGCGTTGATGATTTGTTGATAAACGTGCTTATCCATAGTTTGAGCTAGAACATTCCCACACTCTTTTGAGTATTGACTTCTAACATCGTAATGGTTTTTAGCTTCGTCTATTTTTGCGATAAACGTAGGAGCAATAAGCAATCCTTGAATTGCGATTGTTCTTTCGTTGTGAGTTATCGATCCACCAGTTATCTCATTTCCTGCAGTATGGTATGAAGCTGTTGCTTTACCCATAACTGGAAATTGAGCCGACTGACCTGAACTGATACTTCTAACAACGTGTTTATCGGCAGTTGATTGTGCATCTTCGAAAGCAGTAAGAACTTCCCCCGAAAACACTTTTAAGAAAAGAGCTGTAGTTGAACCACTAGCAGCAGCTTGTCCTAAATTTGATACAGTAGCATTTGACATGTTATTGTATTCCTTCCGTTATTAAAATGTAATTAACTTTACTTTTAGTTAAAAGCAGTATCAGTATTGTCCTCCTCGAAGGGTAATGTCTTTCTTTTACTTTTTTAGGTGTAATTACTTAACCTAAAACTTATATAATAGTAGAACGAGCAAGTTTATCTTCTACTTGCTTTCTAAATGCAGGGTCATTAGCATATTTAGGATTAGACATATCAGCTTTGACTTGTGCCATGCTTTCATATTTTAATCCAGACGTTGCTGTTCCTGTTTCGCCTACTGTTAAAGTTGGTTCGGTAGTTTCAGCTTTAAATCTAGCTGCCATACCTTTAATTGTATATAAAGCAGTTTGATTATCTTTATCAATACCTGCATTAAATAAATCTACTTCTTCTTTAGATAAATTATTTTGTACCCAATCAATCATTTTGCCATATTCTTCTTTACCACCTACACTTTCGTGAGCTTGAGCTTCAAATTTAGTAGCTACTGCTTTTATACCTTCAATGTAGTTGTCGACATAAGATTTAGGTAAACCACTATCTTCTAACGATTTAATAGTAGCTTCACTTAATTCACCATTTTCTTCAAATTCATTTTGAACAGAAGAAAAATCAATTCCTTTTAAACCTTCAGCTTTTGGTTCAGCTTTAAGGGGTTGTTCTTCTTCTTTTGGTTGTCCTAATTTCTTTTCTAATTCTTGGTAAGATTTAATTAATTCTTCTTGTGAACTAAATTTACCAAGTATTTTTTCTTCTGCTTTAGGAGCTTCTTCTTGTTTTACAGGAGCACTTTCCTCACCTGTATTTATATCTTTTGTATTAGCATGTTCGTCTGCTTTTTTTACCATAGCTTCAATGTGCTCTGGGCTATCTTTTGACGTTTCTTCAGGCATCTGAAGTTTATTAGCTTCTTCCATTAGTTAGTTTCCTTTGCTTGTTCGATTTGTTGTGTTTCCATATCTCCCTTTGCCATATCTCTCGCCATACCCATACCTTCTTTTGCCACTTGAGGTGCTACTTGGGCTTGTAACATTTCTTGTTGTCTTTGTTGTTCTTCCATCATTAACTGTTGTTCGTCTTTAATTAGACCGTCCATATCTACACCTAATGAAGTACCTATTCTTTTAATGTATTCACCGATGTTTAATGATTGAAGACCACTTTCTCCAAATGGAGCTATCTGTTGAACAAATGTATTTAATCTTTGTAAATCACTTGATCTACCTAATGCTTCTAACCCAGTTACAATTTTAGGTCTAACTTGACCTTTAGGTAACGTAGGTAGCTTTTTCTTTCTTTCCATTTGATACATTAGTCTGTTAATTAAAGGTAATTGTAATTCTTGTGATAACAACGAATACAAACCACCTAAACTATCATCTAATTCTTGACTAACATATTCTATTTCTTTTGCTGTAACTCTTTCAGCATCACGCTGAACAGATGTGTTAAGCATAAATGCAAATTGTAATCTATCTTGTATCATTCGCATTGTTTGAAATGCTATATTAAAATCAGCACCTTTGTTTACTTGAAGTGTAGTAACATCTTCTGCATTACCTTCTCTGATTGCACCGTTAGGACTTTCAGATAAAGTTTTTAATCTAGTTGAACCATTTGGTTTTACTAAAAATAAAACTTTACTTGAAGCTGCAGAACCTTCTACTACTGCTCTATATAAAGATTCAAGACTACGTAAATCTCCAATATATTCTTCAATAAATCCTCGTCCCCAATCTTCGCCATCGATTGAAGTGTATCGTAAGGGAATAAAAGGTGACTTGTCTAAAGGGTAAGTCCCATGACTGTCTGGCAATATTTCATCACCACATTCTTGATGTACAAGCCACTTTTTATTATCTTCCGATCGCTTAATGCACGTGTAGATATCTATTGTATTCTCATAAGAAGATGTTAACTCTCCTTTTAATTTTTCAATAACTGCTGGTGGTGCTGAATTAGGACTAACAGTATCTTTTGTAACTATTTTTAAAACTTTACCAGTAGCATCTCTTTTTACAACATATCTATCTATGTGGTAAACTTTCATACTCATTTCAGGAGTAATATAAAGAAGACAGTTTCCTGCTACGATTAAATGTTTTAGAGCTTCAAAAATAGTTGTTCTAAAATTATTAACTTCCATTTCATTCATTACTACTCTTTCAAGAGAACCTAATGCTTTTTCAAATTCACCTTTCATACCACCTTGACCTGCTATTTCTGCCATAGTGTATTCATCAATAGCTAATCTAAAAAATGGTGTGTTAGGGGGAAGTAATGCAAGTAAGAGTTTACTTGCTAAATTGTTTGTACCTCTCGCACCAATACCTTGATACGGAGTGTATAGTTTTGCTGTTCTAGTGTGTGCTTCTCTAGGAATTAGAGAAGGTATAGTAAATTCAGCAGAATCACGAGCACGATTTAAAAACGGTTCTCTGATTTCTTCAAGTTGAGCATACTCTTTTCTTGCTGATAAATATTCCATTAAACTTTAACTCCTGCTTCAGCGTTAGCAAGAGCAGTTTGGTTTAAAGGTACTCTTAATGCTCTTTTACCACGTCTTCTAGTTGCCACAGCGTTATTATATCCTGCTGCTCTTGGTGC